GTAATTCCAACCGCGAAATTCGTGTAGCTGTATTGGGATCATAGGGTTAACTGGTCTCTCGGGGTGTTCATGGGTCGCATCGTAAATCAGACCGAGCTCGCGGAGATCACCGGCGTCAGCGATGTCACCTTGTGGCAGTGGCAGAAGGACGGCATGCCGATCAAGGTGCGCAACCTGCGCGGCCTGTCGCACCAGTACGATACGGCGGAGATCTTCGAGTGGATCCAACAACGCGCGAAAACCCGCGCCGCTGGCGGCGAGACTCAAGAGCAGCGGCTGAAACGCGTCCAGGCGGACAAGATCGAGATGGAGATCGCGCAGCTGCGGCGCGAGCTCGTGCCGGCGGAGGAGATCGAGGCGCGCTCTGCGACGCTGGTGCTGGCCGCGCAGAAAAAATTGCGCGCGCTGCCGGCCACGCTGGCCAAAGAACTCATGACGCTCACGGACGAGGGGGAGATGCGGCGCGTGCTGCGGGAGGCGATCGACCAGGCGCTCGCCGATTTGAGCATTCACGATGACGACACTGCGATCATTGAGGACTACGTCGCGCGCCTGTTTGAACGCGTGGCGCACGAGCCCGTTCCAGCCGCTGATGGCGCGGGTGCGGGCGCGCTGGGCGCCGCCGGTGCAGAAGACGGTCGCGCAGTGGGCGGAGCAGAAGCGGTATCTCAACGAGAAGAACTCTGACTTTCCCGGGCCGTTCCGCTTCGACCTGGTGCCGTTCATCCGGGAGCCGCTCGAAGCGCTGAGCGATCCGCACGTGCACGAAGTGTGCGCGCAGAAGAGCGCGCAGATCACGTGGACGGACGGCGTCGTCTGCAACTGGCTCGGCTACATCGCGGACGAGGACCCGTCCTCGGTGATCGTGCTCTTCCCGGCCGACCGGAAGTGCAAAGAGTTCAACATCGAGAAGTTCGAGCCGATGGTCGAGGTGACGCCGGTCCTCGCCACGAAGCTCACGACGAAGTCGCGTGCCAAGGAGAACACGCAGACGTACAAGGCCTTCCCGGGGGGCTTCATCAAGTTCATCGGGTCGAACTCGCCGTCGAATCTGAAGTCGACCTCCGCGCGGCGTCTGATCGTCGAGGAGCCCGACGACTGCAACCTGAACATCAAGGGCCAGGGCGATTCGATCACGCTGCTCGAGGAACGGGGCAAGGGCTTCCTCGATCGGAAGATCCTGGCCGGCGGCACGCCCTCGATCGCGGGCTTCTCCTCGATCGCGAAGCGCATGGAGCTCACCGATCAGCGGCACTGGCACGTGCCGTGCCACGAATGCGGCCATGCCGAGTCGCTGCGCTGGGAGCAGGTGAAGTACGGGCAGGATCCCGCGCAGAGCCATCCGGTCTACGGACCGTGGAAGCCCGAAACGGCGCGCTACTGCTGCCCGGGCTGCGGCGTGCTGTGGACGAACGACGAGAAGAACGCGAACGTCCGCCGCGGGCGCTGGGTCGCGACGGCGGAGTTTCGCGGGCGTCGCGGGTATTACTTAAACGAGCTGATGAGCCCGTTTCACAACTCGCGGCTCGAGCTCCTGGCCGAGAAGTATCTCGCCGCGAAGCACGAGCTCGACACCGCGGGCGACGCCACCAAGCTGATCGTATTCTCGAACGCGACGCTGGGCCTGTGCTGGGAATTCAAGGGGGCGGGCAGCAAGGTCGAGGACCTCGAGGCGCGCTGCGAAGACTACCCGGAATGGTTCGTGCCGTGGCCGGCCCTGGCGTTGACGGTGGGCGTCGACGTGCAGCACGAACGCCTGGTCGTCACGGTGTACGCCTGGGGCGAGGGCGAAGAGAGCTGGCTCGTGTGGGCCGGCGAGTTCCACGGCAACGTGCTCGAGCCGGGCGTGTGGAGCGAGCTCGAGCGCAGCGCGGTGTTCCGCAGCTACCGGCACGTCAGCGGTGTCGAGCTCAACGTGTCCGCGGTCTCGGTCGACGCCGGCGACGGCCAGACGGCGGACGCGGTCTACAAGTGGTGCCGCGCCGCGAACCGCCGCTGGGGCGTGCCGCGGGCCATGCCGATCAAGGGCGCGCGCGGCCTGGACGCCGATATTTTCCGCAAGCCCGGCGCGCCGCTCGATGTCGATGCGCAGCACAAGGGCGCGAAGTACGGCCTACGGCCCTACATGGTCGGCGTCAACCGCGCGAAGGACCTGCTCCTCGGGGTGGACGAGCAGGCGGGGCGCATCAACCTCAAGGACGCCGACGGCAAGACGGGGCGCGGGCCCGGGCGCACGCACTGGTATCGCGGCGTGCGGCCCGACTTCTTCGACCAACTGACCGCGGAAGTCAAGGCGCCCGCGCGGCTGCAATCCGGGGCGCACAACCGTTTCAAGAAGCTCTGGCAGGTCAAGGCCGGCAAGCAGAATCACTTTCTGGACGCGACGGTGTATGCGCTGCACGCAGTGCGGGCGCTGCGGCTGGATACGTGGAGCGCAGCTCAATGGGAAGCGTTCCGCAAGCGCATCATGCAAGGGCAACTGTTCACGCCGGACGGACCGGCGGGGGAAACCACCGGCGCCGACGCAGCTCCGTCCGGGGCCCCGGACGGGACGGATGCGGGGCCGGTGTCCGCGCCGGCCGCGGCCGGTGCGCAGCCGGAATCGCCGCGGCCGGTGGCTCCGCGCCAGGCCGCGCGCGCCAACACGCGGCGGATGCGGAGTGCCGGCGTCCAACGCTGAGGGGAGGGATCGATGGCCGGGATCACGTTGGCCCAAGCGGAAGCGAAGCTCACGCTCTGGATGGACGCGAATGACGCCGTCGCCAGCGGGCAGCAGTACACGATTGGCAGCCGCAGCTTGTCGCGCGTCAACGCGGAGGAGATCCGCGAGCAGATTCAGTTCTGGGACGCGAAGGTGAAGGAACTCTCGCGCGGCACCACGGGCATGCGGATCCGCGGGGGCACGCCGACGTGAGCCGCCGGCAGATCCGCGAGGCTCTGGCAGACGCGAAGCCGAACCTGGTCGACCGGGTCGTCAGCTACTTCAACCCGGTGTCGGGCGCGCAGCGGCTGCGCTCCCGGATGTTCATGGCCGTCGCCGGCGGCTATACCGGCGCGTCGCGCGCGCGCCGGCAGACGTCCGAGTGGAAGTTCACGAAGAACGCGAGCGCGGACGCGGACACGCTGCCTGACCTGCAGGAGCTGCGCGATCGCTCGCGCGATCTCGTGCGCAACGCTCCGCTCGCGACCGGGGCGCTCGCCGGCGTCGTCACCAACGTGGTCGGCACGGGGCTCGCGCTGCAGTCGCGTGTGGATCGCGAGGTCCTCGGCATGAGCGAGGAGCAGGCGGCCAAGTGGCAGAAGGAGACGGAGCGCGAGTTCAACCTCTGGTTTGAGAGCACTGCCTGCGACGCGACGCGCACGCTGAACGGCTATGAGTTGCAGGCGCTCGTATTGCGCTCAATGCTGGAGAGCGGCGACGTATTTGTGACCACGCCGATGCGCAAGCTCGCCGGCATGCCGTACGAGCTGACGCTGCAGGTGTTCGAGGCCGACCAGGTCTCGAATCCGAACCACGCGATGGACACCGACACCCTCGCCGGCGGGGTCGAGCTCGACGGGTTCCGGGCCCCGGTGGCGTATCACTTCCAGCGCTCGCATCCGGGGTCGCTCCACCGGATCAACCTCGCGTGGGACCGCGTCCCGGCGTTCGGGGCGAAAACGGGCCGCCGCCAGGTGATCCACCTGTACAACAAGCTGCGGCCCGGGCAGACGCGCGGCGTGCCGTACCTCGCGCCGGTGATCGAGACGCTGAAGACGCTCAGCACGTACGTCGAGTACGAGCTGATGGCCACCGTCGTAGCCAGCATGTTCACCGTGTTCGTGGAAAGCGAGCGGGGCGGCCTCGACCCGGCCGACCCGAGCGGAATCGCCCAGGAGACGGGCGCGAAGGGCTCGGACAAGGACGTGAAGCTCGGGTCCGGAGCGATCGTCGACATGAACCCGGGCGAGAAAATCACCATCGCGAACCCCGGCCGACCGAACCAGGCGTTCGATGCTTTCGTCGATGCCCTGTGCGGTTTCGTGGGGCTGGCGCTCGAACTGCCGAAAGAGGTGCTGCTCAAGCACTTCACCGCGAGCTACAGCGCCTCACGCGGGGCGCTGCTCGAAGCGTGGAAGTTCTTCCGCGGCCGTCGCGCGTGTGTCGGGTGTGGATTTTGTGATCCGGTTTACGAGACCTGGCTGGACGAGGCAGTGGCGAAAGGACGACGGCCGGCGCCTGGTTATTTCACGGATCCGGCCATCCGGCTCGCGTACCTCGGCGCCGAGTGGGTGGGCGACGGGCCGATCAGCGTCGATCCAGTGAAGGATGTCACTGCGGCGGATCTGCGGGTACGTCTCGGCATCAGCAACCGGCAGAAAGAAAGTGCGCTGTACGACGGCGGCGACTGGGAGAAGAATCACGAGCAGCTGGCGAGGGAAGCCGCGCGGCGCCGTGCCGACAAGCTGGACATCGATCCGGTCGCAGAACGGGTGCGCGTGGAACCCACGGAGCCCGGCAAGCCGGCCGATGGATCCAGCGGTGGTGGGGCTGATCAGGGCGGTGGTGCGAGTCAAGGCGGCAGCGACCGCGAGAAACCGGAGGACGAACAGTGAGCAAGGTGCTCGATATCCTGAATTCGCCCTGGGCGCTGCTGCCTGAGAAGCACCAGCAGATGGTCGCGATCTACAGCGCGTACATCCGCGGGGAGAAGATCGACCTCGCCGCGATCGAGGCGCAGCTTGGCAAGCCGCTGCAGAACGAGCCGCCGCCCTACCAGATCCTCGACGGGGTCGCCGTGATCCCGGTGCAGGGCGTGATCGCGAAGCGCATGAACCTCTTCTCGCGGATCTCCGGCGGGGCGTCGACGGAAATCATCGGGCGCGATCTGCGCACGGCGCTCGCGGACGGGCGGGTGCACGCGATCGTGCTCGACATCGACTCGCCCGGCGGCTCGGTCGACGGCACGCAGACCCTCGCCGACCAGGTGTTTGCCGCTCGAGCGCAGAAACCGATCGTCGCCTTCGCGGACGGGTTCATGACCTCGGGGGCCTACTGGATCGGGTCGTCGGCCGAGGAGATCTACCTCTCCGGCTACACGGTGATCACCGGCTCGATCGGGGTCGCCACGCAGCACGTGGACTTTTCGCGGGCGTACGACAAGGCGGGCATCACGGTCACCGACGTCTACGCCGGCAAGTACAAGCGCGTCACGAGCGACGCGAAGCCGCTGTCCGACGAAGGTCGGGCCACGCTGCAGGCGATCGTCGACCAGCTCTACACGGTGTTCGTCGATGACATTGCGCGCAACCGCGGCACCGACTCGGAAACGGTACTCAAGAACATGG